CATTCTGTAATCTTGAATATATATATTCGTTCCCTGAGCCAGAATTAGATAAATTAATAATATCCATATCCCACTTTTCTGCTAATAGTTCTGGCCACTTAGGCCAAGATACATCCATGTCTGGGTAAGCACCTGATCTAAAAGATGTATCACAATAACTATCTCCACATACTATTAATAATTTTTTCATATAAATCCTTTTAAAAATTCTGCTATTGCTTTTTGTCCTTCTGCATTTGGATGACCATCAGCTTCTGATATAACTAATTTTTTTTCTAATGTTTCTTTGAGCGTGTGTCCTAATACTTTATTCTGTATAGAAAACCCACCTATATTTTCTGATATTGGCCATCCTATAAACCTACTAGTATCTATAATATTCTCAAAAGATAGTATAATACTTAAACACCTCTCTACGGAATCTAATTCTTTTGCAAAGTTATGATACTCATCACTAATATATACTTTTTTGCCAGGCTTATTATAATTCTGATTATGTGCTCTATAGTAATCTTCAAATAAATGTCCTGTCTGAAATTGTATATATGGTAAGTCATACCTTTCACAAAGTATTTGCAAGCTTTGATAGTTTCTTAAACTTTTTCGTGTCTGACCTTCTGGAGGAGCATGTTTGTCAAAGCCTAATGACCTCCATGAATATTTATGATTACCATCTGCGGTTGTGTTTTGCCAATCTCTTCTTTGACCTTGAGACCAACCAGCTATAACTAAACCTATTTCATCTTTAGGGGTTTTAGTAATTTCATCTAACAATGTTGAGTATACAAAGTCATTACCCATTCCACCTCTAGCTAAACAAACTAATTCCATATCTAAATATTCAGCTATATACTCTGGCCACTTACGCCAAGACGTATCCATTTCAGGATGTGATGAAGACCTAAACTCTAAGTCTGAAACACTGTCTCCGCTAACTATAAGTTTTTTCATAATGCTTAAATAAAGTTTGTGCTATTAATTCGTGCCCTCCAGCATTAGGGTGATTATCAGCTTCTGATATTACATAATGGTTAGGCCATTCACCAAACAATGATATATTGAGAGATTCATTTTTCCAAAACAAACAATTATCTATAAGAGGATCATAGTCATCATATATTTTTTCAATCTCTTTTAATACTTTAGCTTTATCTCCAGAATATGATACTGAATCTTTTTCTCTATCTAACCCGTCATATATTATTTGTTGTTCAGTAGGAGGCAATCCTCTAATATACTCTATATACATAGGTATCATTTGAACATGCATAAATTTTAGTGATTCACTATTGCATAAGGTTTGAAAGTCAAGATAATAGTTTAAACTTTCATGTAACCATCCAAGTATATCACCATCCTTTTTTATTGGCATTCTTTCATGGCGCCACCTACCATATTTTCCAAATTGCCAATCTGTTCTAAAACCTTGTGACCATCCAGCTATGATTAATCCTATTCTGTCATTATGAATAGGTGTGTATGTTTTACCGTTATACTTTTTTGGATGCTTTAGAATAAAATCTCGTAGTGATGAATAGATATAATTATTCCCTGTGCCTGATCTTCCTAGGTTAATACAATCCATATCTAATTTCTCAGCTAGTAGTTCTGGCCACTTTGGCCAAGAGCAATCTAGAAGTGGATGAGAAGCTGAACGATTGAATGGATCGGTGAAGCTATCACCGGAAACTAGTAAGACTTTTCTCATGCGCTAAGAGATTTTAAAGTTCCATCGTAACCTTTTGGAGCCTTACCTATTATTGGTAAATCTTTTATTGGATATAGTTCATCACCAAATGCCCAGTTCCTTTCATAACACCAGAAACATTTACCACATACTCGTGTAAAACCCTGTGTCCACCATGCTGTGCCAGTACATGATTTAGTATCTGGATAAATTTCTTCAAGTAAAAATTTATGTTGGAAATAAATATCAGCAATAAACTTTTTATCAACATTAATAAATGGTTGGTATACTTGGTTGAAACATGTTTGCCAGTTGCTTTCATGTGTACGTCGTGGTTCACTTACATCCAAGAAGTCATGCTTTATCATCTCTTCTTCAGTTGGATTTTTTGACATACCATCAAATCTCAATGGCTTATCATATTTTAACATGAGATTTCTTGTGATTCTATCTATTAATAATACCTTTGTCATTCCAACAATAGTCATGTCTTTATATCTTTCATAATTCTTTATACAATACTTAGCATCAGCGAAATGCTTAGGATCTTTATCATCAAATTCAAATACTTGTATATCATTTAAGTTAGCATGTGGAAACTCTTTCTGCATCTTTTCAATAAACATTATAGCTGAATCAGCATCGCCCGGAGCATTCAAATCTCTACACGTGTATGGTAACCATTCAATATCTGGAAAATGTGTTAAGCCAAGATATAATGCTGATGCAGAATCACACCCACCTGATAGTGATACTAAAACTTGTTTAGGTAAACCATTATCGTCAAGTTTAACATCATTCAATGTTTTAGTTTCTTCATAGGTGAAGAATGGTATCGTTATATTATTATATGTTATTTCCATTATGTATTCCTAGTATCTCGCCAAGCTTGTAAAGCTGGTGTAACATTAAAATATTCTTCATTCTTTATTTTCTTAACTGTATTCTTTGGGTCTGGTCTTGGGAAGTTAGCATAGATCTCTTTCATATTATCTTTAATGTTTCTTGATTTAGGATCAAAGCCTCTATTTGTTTTAACTAACAATAAAGTAAAGCCTTCATCTTTTGCCATCTGTTTTGCAATTTCTATTTCATGTTCGTTATAACCAAATATAATATATTGCCAAACAATAGCTACACCCATTGATTTACCTAATCGCATTGTCTCCCACACCTCATCAAAGTTAGAACCAATACGATACAGTTCACTCTTTTTATCTATACCATCAACACCAAAATACCAAGCGAACTCATTCATACCATAAGTAAATGCTTCTTCCCACCATTCACGTGTATGACGACCTTTCACTGATTGACCACATGTAGCAATCCGTACACCTCTACCTGTACCATCTAACATCTTTAAGAATTCTAGAAAGTGTGGATTATATATTGGATCTGATAGTTGACCACAGAATGTTATACAGTGTTGATAGTAATCTATGATCTTTTGAAAGTCTTCTTTCTCTAAATCATATGCTCTCTTAATACGTGGTCCACCTTCTTTCTTTTGTCTTAAACATTGTGGACACCTTAAGATACATCTATGAGATGAATCAATATTGGGTGAACCCCATACTTCGTTATGTGTATACCAGTCAGCTATACGATCAGTAGGTTGTAGTTCTGTAAATCTCATTATATTGTAGATTGTAGATATAAGTTATTATCTTTCTTTAGATTACCACATTTGTATTTACAATGTTTCATTGCTTGCCCTTGATTATTAAGTAGTGTATCAAAGAAATGATCCCATTCATCTGATAGAAATATATCTTTTAATTCATTAACCTTATTAACTCTAAGGTGTTCATCTTTTAATCCAAAGTATTCAACACCGTAATCATTCTTTGGATCATCTAGCCAACAGCATGGTAACATAAAACCATCTGATGTATAAGCAGCAGGCTTATGATATGACTTAGGGTTAAAGGTTAAACACCGTGGTTTAATCAATAACTTCCATTCACCTATATCAAGCTCTTGTTCCTGATCTTCTTTTTGTTTATTCATTGCTGCTTCACTTGAACTCATTACTGTAGCTCTCCATTTAAGTATACATCTGTCACACCTTCAAATGTAGGGAAACGATAAAGACCATCTTCATCTCCTGTACGACGATCATTAAAAGGTATATCTTTATTTAAAACTTCTTGATGTAATCTCCTATCAACACCGTCCTGTTCATATCCAACACCAATGATAAGTTTAGCGTTATACACATTATCTTGCGTTTGTTTATTTGTAGGTAATAGTTCACCTATGCCTGGTGAGTCAAGTGCTGAACATATTCCAGTTTTATATCCCATCATTGCAGCTGCAAGTATTAATTGACCAACTGAAATTCCAATTGAGAAATCTATCTGCTCTTCATAAATAGTCATTACATTTTTTGATCCACCTTCTTGAGCTAAGAAGTGAGTGCCACCTCTTACTGTACGACGATCTTCAGTATATACAAACATAGCATTAGCTAAAATTTGAGAATTCTTTATTGAGTAATCATCGTCTTGCCAGAACTCTCCATCTTTATCTTTAAACATATCTCCATAATCAGCTTTCCCATCTGCGTACATACTGTCTTGGAATTCTGGATTATCAACAGGGAATAAAGAGAACTTCTTTGTTTGATCATAAATTGCTCTTATCTTTTCCTGGTCAGTGAAAACATGTAATGCATAGTGTGTTTCCATTTGTTTCTTTGGACTATTTTTAGCAGCATATATTAATGCGTCTAAATCTTCTTGTGGAATTGTTTTATCTAAGTCCCAATTCCTTTGTGCTTGTTTAGATACTTTTGCAGCATCTATTATTTGTTGGTTCATACAATTTCTCCTTTATGTATTTATAATATCTAATCCAGAATCTTTCGGATTGTGATACTCTTCTAATTCAGGGAATACTTCAAATAGATTCATTTCCCATTTAGTTCCTTTATAATATTCATCATTCTTTAATGCATAATCAAATGTATCTTGATAATCTAATTTCTTTTTAAAATCTGGTTTGTTAGGTACAAGGCCAACAGGCTCTTCCTTTAATAACTGTTGAATATCTGGAAAGCCTTCGTAAAATGGAATAAGTTTTTCTTTAAGTGGTGTGGGTAATACATTAGCACATAACTTAGCAGGGCTTCTAATGTTTGACCAATTAACTTGGTCAAATAAATCTAGATTATCATTAACCCAATCTATTAATTGCCAAAATCTAAGTACAGATAAAAATGATATAGCTCCATTTATATTTACTGTTACATTTGGATATTGACGAACATGTCTAATGTTATTAACAATCTCTTCCCAATTAGATCTACGTCTTATATAATCATTTGCTTTACCCATTGAATCTATTGATACTGTAAATTCAAATACATCAAAATGAGGAATGAATTTTGTAATTTTTAATCTTTCAAAATCTAATGTAGACATATTAGTTTGATATTTTACTGTCATATTTTTAGCTTCACCTGATTCAACTATTCTTTCTAATAGGTTATAAAACTTTTTCATTACTAATGGTTCACCACCAATTAATTTTAGATTATATATGTATGGAGCTATACTAACAATGTCTTCAACGATATCATCTATTGTATTTTTATCTACTTTCTCTGGACTCTTTTTAGCAAAATCAGAAAAAATATTTTCACCTTGTAATTCATCTGAATGTATTGAAACTAACCTAGTACTAGAATCATATGGAATACACATATAACAATCTAAGTTACATGTATTTCCAAAAGCTTTTACTTGTACCTCAAGTAATCTTTCATTAAACGTAATTCTATTATCTCTTTTGAATTCCTCTACAGCATTACGTATACGTGGCCAAAGCCTCTTATCATTTGATTGAATTTTTAAAGCAGCTTGACGTCTTGACCTTCCAAAATGTTTCTCTTGGTATCTACAATTCTTACATACTTTTTCTGCAAGTTTAAGATCAGAATTAGGAGTAGTCATTTCTGTACGTAATGCATTTAGTAAAGAATCTTTTTTATAGTATTCTGTGCCTTTTACGTTTTTAATATTTGGACCTATATTTTCTTCAGCCCAAGAACATGGAATAAGTTCACCTCTAGTACTCGTATAAATCATTTGAAATGGCGCAGTACAAAACCAAATATCTTCATCTTTAATTTGATTTTCTAAGTTAGGTATTTGTTCAAACCATTTACTAGTATCTACTTTGCCACCACCTAAGAACTTATCACCTGGCCCACCTTTTGTTAATTTTGTATTAATCATTTAAATCCTCTTTTAAGTGGATTTAAATATCTAAATAATTCATCCTCTATAAGAAATCGTTCAATAGTAATCTTTTTCATAAGGCCTTCTTTTTTTATAACTTTATATAATGTTGTAAATGCTAACATGTTTTTATCAGCCGAGTTAATACCACCAATTTGATATTCACCACACATAGGAAGATATATTGTTACATCATGTCCAGCCTTAGCCCATTCTATTGCAGAATAACCTGTAGATCTTAAAACACAACCAGCAGTATTACAACCTCCTATAATAAGTTTTTTTATATTATATCCTCTCTCAGCTGCTAACAGTTGAATGTCAGAAACGTTATAGCCTGCATCAGCATCAAAGGTTATCCAGTCATGCTGGCCATCTGCTCTTGCCATTTTTTCTACTTCTGTAGTTTTTGGATGTTTATCATGATTATCAGACATGATTAAAAATGATCTATGTGAGTTATTGATCTTATCTTCTGGCATACCATATATCAATCCATTCAAACAGGCATAGCGAAGCTCATTCATATAATCATCACCAAGAATAGGGTGACCTTCAAAGTCAATTAATAGTATAGTAGTTTTATCTTTCAGTGTCATAATATATTACATTATTTATATCCAGCGAATTACTTCCTCTGGCTCAGGCTTCCTATCGTCTATATCACCTTGTGGTTCAAACTTTTTCTGCCACTCTCTTTTAGATACTTTACACTTACCAATAGTTTGCATCAACATAACAGGATGATCTACACCTGGAATATCTTGCCAACCATCTTCGTAATCACCTGGGAAACAAAGAGTTGTTGAAGTATCTAATCCTTCTTCTAAAGCAAATGCTCCTAGGTTAGCAGCAAACATTCCAACTTCTATAGATACACCTCTAATAATATTTGGCATTTCTGATAAATGCATTGGTTCATAATAGTCTCCTTCTTCTACATTCTTTTTATACATAGCGTTAGGTTCACAAAGTCTTTGACTATAGACTATAAGGTAAGGTGCTGTCTTAACATGATTAAAGAAAATATTAGTGCCTTCCTCTTCCCATTCAGTGATGTCATTATCTATAACACCTGGTGTAGTTTTATCTCGTGGAATGTTATTTTCATTAGTCATCTTTTTATTATTCTTAGATAACTGCCATATCTTCTTGCCCAAAGCCATTTGGTCTGGTCCATATACATTTACATGATATGGCATAAAGTTATTTTTAGAAGGTGTGACTTTCCATGCTTTCCAAAGAACTTTTTCTATTAATGCTTTATCGGGAATTTCTTTATCCCAATTCATTACATGTCTTCTACTTCCTATTAATTCTAATGCGTCCATAATTATTTCTCCCGGTTATTTATTACTATTTATATATTAAGAAGATCTACTATTTCTCAACAATTCTATCCAAAGTTTGTCGTTATGAACAACTTCCTTTGCATTATTTTTTGCAAGGTAAAAGTCTACACCATCAGCCTCTGGTAAATTACCTATTTGTTCTCTATGGTTTGCTGAAGCTAACTCAGTCTCTATTGTTATCTTACCATCTAATGTATCCAGAGCAGTTATGATTGGCCCGATATCTTGGTTCTTTAATCCACGTTTCCAATACCAATAACCACCATCTTGTACAGGATTGGTTCTATGATAAATTATTTCTTTGCCTAACCATCTTGCTTCTTGAAATAATCTTGGAGCAGGATCAAATGTTTCTTTAGTATAAACATATGTTTTAAATTTGCCTAACAGATTATCAACAGGACATCTCAGATTATTATTCTCTAAGTCTAAATATTTTTGAGGATAAGTTAATATGCCATGATCAGGATATTCACCTATTATTTTTTGTAATGATTTATAATATTCTGGATTAGTTCCTAAGAATAAATGATCGAATTGAATATCTTCTTTAACTTCTTTGTATACGGGGAAGTGTATTATCTTTTCGAAATGTTCTCCAATACCATTAGGATAAACATCTGTATCACATAAATCAATAATTCTTTTTGGTTTAAAAAACTTTAAAGCTTTAGGATATTTTTCAGGATGATTCTCTGAATAAACAGAAACAAGGTTGCCACTAAATAATTTTTTAACAGAAGCTTTTTGCATATCACTATAATCATTCCAAGTCATATGAGCTAAGGTTAGCATACTCCTACCCATAATCAATGTTAAAGAATCATCGAACACAAATTCATTATTAAAGACTATGTTTTGACAATGAATATACTTATCTTTAATAGCATCAGTATAATCACCTGAAGTAAAATCCCTATGTGTTATAACATATACCTGAGCTTGAATACCCTTCTCATTCAAGTGGGAACAATATTCATAACTATAAAACAGTAAACCATCTGCTGGTTTACTGGTACATACTATATTTAACATCTCTTATTAAATCATCTAATTATTAGTTCTATTTATATGTATAAATAAAGGTATGAATAAAGATATATTATATTCCTACCTTGTGCTGTATGGAATACAAAGTGAATTGAATATTAGATTACATGATCCTGAACAGTTTGTTAACTGGACAGAAGAGAACTTTGAATACGTAAGATACAATCCTAGGAAGCCTATCGATCGATGGGGGTTAAGCATAACAAGTTATGATGGTGGACTAAGCGGTATTCCTGATTTAGATAGTTTGGGAGATTACTGTATAGAAAATAATGTTTCTCTTGAAGAGAGTGACTTCAATGTACCAACAGAAGTTTATAAACAATCAAAAGAATTGCAAGAAGTACTAGAACCATTTAAAGAAAATTGTTATAGAACACATATATTAAAATTAAATCCAGGTAGTTACTTCCCTAAACATAGAGATCTAAGGCTAGATAATTTTAATCACTTTAGATTAATTATGCCTTTAAAGAATCCGTGTACATTTGTAATAGAAGATAAAATTTTAACTTGGGATGTAGGTACAATGTATTTTGTAGATACTGCTAAAGTACATTATCTATTTAATGCTACGCATGATCCAAGTTATTGGTTAGTGCTTAATGTTGAATTGACAGAAGAAGTATATGAAGAAGTAACAAAACATTTTTTTTATAAAGCATGATAATAATACCTATCAATGATGAGTTAATACCAGAGCTAGAAGTGTTCTGTAAAAAGGCAAAGGAATTAGGTTATACTAATAATTCTAGTCTTAAATTAATGCGGTATGACTGGTGTAAAGAGATTGGTGAATACTATTGCGCAATTAAAGGCAACGATATAGTTGCTGTAGCTGGGTGTCATCCATTACCAGAATTTTCTCCTGATGCTTGGCGTATAATGTTTAGAGGATGTGAATTACCTGGAGCATCTCCATACAAAGGATTAAACAAAGGGGATTGGAATAGTATAACACAAAGAGATTTTATACCTAAATTTATTGACTACATTCCATCTGAAAATTTATATATAAGTACTAATATAAGTAATGAACATTCTGGCAAAGCTTTAAGGAATCATAAGATTATGAATATATTAGCTAGACAAAGGGATGCTTATATAGATGATGTATGTGATATGATATTAAATAATACACATCAAACAATATGGAAGTTAAATATAAATCAATACTTGAATAGAAGGAGTAAATTAAATGTGGTTTAATTGGAATCATTTAAAAGAAGCTAAAGAAAAAGCCGGAGGGAAAGGAGGCTATTGGTGGCATTTTAAGTTTGCATTCATAGAAGCTTTATGGTTATTACTTGCAAGTATAGCATCTTTAATACACGCTGTCTTTCCTTTCTTAATTGACTTTAAAATTGTTAAAGCAAGAATTAATAGACTTAAATATCTTAAGTCAAAATTACCTAATGACCCAGACTTAAAGAGGATACATTTTGATGATTGATACGATTGGTTATAAGAATGGAGAGTTCTTACCTTTAGAATATTGTGGCCCAACTATATTAGACTTTGGATTTATACATTGTGATTCAACATATGATGTGATACCTATATATGATGGTAAAGCCTTTTGTCTTGATAGACATTTAAATAGATTTGTAGCTTCAGCTGAATACTATGATCTTGAATTACCTTATATGCATTACCTAGGAGTTGCTGGTGAGTTGATGGAAAGAAATCCTGGTATAAAAGATGCGTTCCTTTGGATAATTGCATGGAGAGGATACCCTAAGTCAGGACAGCCAAGAGATATTAAAAGTGCACCAGTGAATGTGGCAATGTATATAAAGCCTAGCTATCCTTTAAAGGAAGGAGCTGATATAGTAAATGTACAACTATCTGATCAGCTTAGAGTACCTGATAATGTCTACAGCCAAGCAGCAAAGAATTTTTCATGGATAGATTTTACAAGAGCACAACTAGGTAAAACAGATACATATGACACTGTCGTTTTATTAGATCAGACAAGACATATAACAGAAGGCCCAGGATTTAATGTTGGATTTGTGTGGGAAGATTACATATATACACCATTAAATAATTGTCTTAATGGCGTGACAATGAGTGTTGTTGAAGATATATGTGAAGATACTCCAGGCCAGTTTACTAGATGCCACTTAAAAGAAGACGTATGGAATTTTGCAGATGAGATCTTTTTAACATCTTCATCAGGCGGTGTTACTGCAACACAACGAACAGGGAAAGTAACCGAATGGTTACAACGTGAATATATAGAGAGGACAAAACATTATGACTACATTACAGAACTTTAAAAATACATGGGATAAATTTTTTAGCAAAGATAAAATACCTGTAGACACAGGTAAATATTTTAGAATAGTTCCTAATAGACTTACAGAAGAAACTAAAAAAGAATTACTTAAATTAGCAAATGAGAAAGATGCGTTTGTAGATATAAGTTATAAAGTAAGTTTTTTTAAATACCCATCTAAACTTCAGAAGTTTGCACCTTGGGGTGTTGCTCAAATGTTAAGAGTATCTGAAGAAGATAGTACAATACATAAAGATAATAATAGAACAAATGAATTTGATAATACTTATATGCCAAGACGAACAGTGATTAATTATCCTCTTACTGATAATCCTTCAAAAACAAATTGGTATGATGATAATAAAAATTTAGTTGCTACTACAACATATGATAAACAATTATATCCAAGTTTGCCAGATGAGTGTTTTACATTAGAAGGTAAAAACTATAATGCAGCTATACTTAATACTGGTGGAGGTTATCATAATGTTGAATTTAAAGATGGTGATGAACCACGTATAGTATTTCAATTATGTTTTGATAGTGATATAGATGATGTACATGAAATGTTTAAATATATGCATGGCGGATGTAGAATATGATGGAACTGAAGTTAGATTTTGATGATGTATTAATTAAACCTCGTAGATCACTCAAACCTCTTACAAGGAAAAGTGTTAATATAGAAATACCTTGGCTGGATAATACAGCGCACCCTATTGTTATTTCGAATATGCCTTCAACTGGAACATATAAAATTGCAGAGCATATGACACCAATGAAAGTGTTTACATTTATTCATAAAGAATATAAAGTACATGAGCATAGAGATAATTTAGCTAACATGGGAGATCGTAGTTACATTGGTATTACAAGTGGTGTGAGAGATAAAGATGTAATGAGAACAATAGATATTATATCAGGCTTTGAAGATATTGGCATGATTAATGTTGATGTAGCTAACGTATATGCTAATGTTGATGGAATGATTAAAACTATTAAAACATTTAAAGAACATTTCCCAAATATATTATTATGTGCTGGTAATATATGTGATAAAAATTTAATGGAAGAGTTAGTTGAAGCTGGTGCAGATTATGTTAAAGTAGGTGTAGGTTCAGGTGCTGCGTGTATTACTCGAACAGAAGTAGGCGTAGGTATACCTCAGTTAAGTGCCGTAATGGAATGCTACGAAGAAGCACAACGTATAGGATGTAAAATAATATCCGACGGTGGTTGTGTTACTTCGGGTGATGTAGCTAAAGCAATTGCGGCAGGCGCTGATATGGTTATGATTGCTGGTATGGTATCTAGTTGTTATGAATGTAGTAACATGGTAGAGATTGATGGTCAACAGTATGTAAATCTATATGGATTGGGTTCAACAAAGCAATATAATATACACACTATAAGCGAAATGGAATACAGACCTAATGAAGGTAGAGACTTAATGATTCCAGCAAAGGGTTATATAAAGGATATCATTAATCAAATCCTTGGTGGATTGAGAAGTGTATGTACATATGTAGGTGTATCTGACATTGAAGAATTATCAATACATGCAGAATTCATTAGAGTAAACAGTACTCATAATAAATCTTTAGAAAGATATGGATAACTATTTACAACAGATTTTAAATTGGAAACGATTTGGAATAAATATCACATCTTCTGGAACATCAGGAGATCCAAAGCTTATCCATAGATCACCTGATAATCTTCGTGCATGTAATGAGGTTGCTATACATGCTCAACAATTAACTAGCAAATCTAAAGTATTAACTGTAACAAAAACTGATCATGCTGGTGGATTACTATTACAAACATTACCAGCTTATACATTAGGGTGTAAAGTCATTGATGTAGAAAAGTTTAATCCTTGGAATTTTTTAAAGAAGGTGAAAGGATATACACATACGTTCTTAACACCTGAACAAATGAAAGCAGTAATGATGACTAAAGGGTTTAAAGATTGTGACTTAAGTGGTATAAGAATACTTGGTGGTAGTAACCCAGTTAGTTATGATATGATAGAAGCATTTGTATCTAAGGGAGCACTTGTTCAACCTAACTGGGGTATGAGTGAAGTAGGCCCAATGGTAATCAATATTGAGATAAATAATATAGAACATATAAAATATTTAAAAGAAAGAACACCTAAAGGCCATACTATACTAGGGAATGCATATTGGTGTGATTGGAAAATTGATAATGGTGAACTATATGTTAAAAGTAATATGTGTATTGAGCCTGGTTGGTTTGCCACAGGTGATATTGTTTCTTTAGATAATGAAGAAAGAATGTATTATGAAGATAGAAAATTGTATAAATAACCTTATATAGTTAATAGATGGGTGTTCTTTGACACTCTTTCGGTCCCTTAACTGACTTCTTCGGTTGTCAGCGGTTACGTGGGATACCTTTTATCGATGACGAGAGCATCCTTCTATTAGCTATTATTATCTAGGTATTAAGTGAGTCACTGTTCGCACTCGACTTCGTAAAAAGGTTTCGGCCTTCATCCTTTCGGGGATGCGTTTATTGATCCGAGGTGACTCTCTTAATAGCTATGTACACAATATAATTATGATTGAAAAAATACTAGCGGGAACACTCGCAATTTCATTAAGTGGATGTAGTATGTTAGGTGGTTTCAACGCACTAGATCCCAAGAATTTAATTAAGACAGCAGCAACGACTGGTGTCACATACGTTGTTGCGGGCCCTATACCAGCGGCGGTCAATGCAGCAACATCTATAGCAGTTGATTCAGTTTTACCTGATGACAAACCTGCAATAAGCGATATCGAAGCTGGGAATGAAGAACAATTGAAGGCATATATGTTTGCAAATTTAACGGAAACCATTTTATATGGTGTAATAGGATTTTTAATATTTACAAATGTCGTAGGACCTTGGGCAGCACAGCGTAGAGCAAAACGTAAAGCTGAACAGATAGCGCAAGAACAACGTAGGAAAGAAAAGTACGATGCAATGAAAGCTGAACTTGCAGTAAGAAATAAAGTCGGATGAAAACATACAAAGAAGTAGAAGCAATCGATTGTATATGTGAAGACATGTACAAAGACTTGGTTGTTGAAAAGTACGAAGGTAAAACATTAAATGATCCTACACGTTCACCTAAAGGTTCTCCTGGTAAGTTCCATGTATATGTAAAGAACGCTAAAGGCAATGTTATAAAGGTAAACTTTGGTGATCCTAATTCAGAGATTAAAAGAGATAACCCTGCAAGACGTAAATCATTTAGAGCACGTCATAACTGTGCAGATAAAAAAGACAAAACAACTGCAGGGTATTGGTCTTGCTATCAATGGAGAGCAAGCGCAAAGGTAGATAATTGATAAGGAGTTACATGCAAAAAGTTACTGACCGTAACATTAAAAAAGATGTACAATTAAAACATACTAAACAAAGATTACATGGTATGTTAAAAGATAAGTCTCATAAGAAAATTAATCTTGTAAAGAGTTTGAAGAATCTTAAGAAACGCAACG